AAAGTTTTTGCAAAGAGTTAATCCAGTTTTTCCAAAAGTGTTTTCAATTGGCATTCCAACTTGAGCCAAAACAACCAATTGATTTTCGTATATTCTGTAAGTTTTTGATTTTGTTGTTTCCATTTTTTTGTTTTTGTTTTCTTGTTTTCGTTGAGACAAAGGTAATACTACTTTTCAATTCTGCAAACATATTTGAAAAGAAATGTAAAATATTTTTCAATTATTTTTTATCCGTCTGATTTTCAGGGCGTTTTGATTACATAATTTTTAGGTTAAAATTTGCCTTATGGTACTGAAACATTTCACTCTTGCAGAATTTGATTCGAAAGATTCCCCTGGTTCTGGTTCACAAATGCAGCCGGACTTTTTGCTCAAACTTGACAAGGCCCGTGCTTTATGCGGAATTCCTTTCAAGATTAATTCAGGTTATCGGACTCCGGCTCATAACAAGGCGGTCGGTGGTGAGGCTAATTCATCGCATACGAAAGGTTGGGCGGCTGACATCGGCTATTCGTCAGGAACGGAAGGATACAGGATTCTCTGCTCACTTCAGGCGGTCGGGTTCAATCGGATTGGGATTTACAAATCATGGATTCACGTTGACTGTGATCCTGCATTACCTTCGCACGTTATTTGGTCAAAGTAATGAAGATACTATCAACATTTGTCTGCAACCTGCGGCAGGATTCGTTTCATGCCGTTGGTGATCAATGCTCGTATTGGTCAATGAGAATGATGTATTCACTCGCTGATGTGAATATCAGTTTTTCATCGGTCGAAGGCTTTCTGTTTTATCATGGTTGGCTGATCCTGCTTGTTTGGCGTTGCTTCAATGCCAGTTTGGACACCTACAAACGGGTCAGGGATGTTAGTAAGCCGGAATGGGAAACCCAGATCAAACCTTTGATTTTAAAGGATGCGATCCGGCAACGCAGATTGTCACTCTGGAATAGATTTTTAAAATTTATCAAATCAATTTTATGAAATACGTTATCATCGGCTTATCAGTCCTTGCAATGGGCCTTGGAGGCATCGAATATCAAATCCAGTCCAACATCCAGAAACGAACCAAGATTGACCGGAAGGTTGATTCATTAATGTTGGTTCAGTCGGTCAGAATCCAGGTCTTGCAGAATAACAATGATTCATTGGCTCATCAGATTCATGATCTGGCCTTGTGCGTTCAATACCTCGATTCTGTTAATCTGGCGAAAGGGCCAAAGTCAGAGAGGGCAGAAAAACGAGGTCGGTTTATTGGCGGTCTGATTAAGGGACTTTTTCCTGGTCTTTAATGACCTTCCAGAGGTGGATGGAGGCGATAACCTTTGCCGTTGTCACTCTGATGACGGCAGGGCTTCTATTCGGCCTTGGATGGCTCTATAAATTCGAAAAGGTAGACAAGTCTGATGCTATACTAATCTATGTCCTTGGCCAGTTTATTACTGGTTTTTGGGATATGGTCAAGAAACGGAATCGGATTGAATCCCAACCACCGAAACAGGGTGAATAAAAAAAGCCCCTACCAAAGGCAGAGGCATTTACCTTTTCAACCCATATAAGCGGTGGAGTCCGGAATCGAACCGGAATAGCAACCACACGGGCCTCGGCCAGCCTTGCCTCATTACGCCCCTCCACCATTTACCCGTCTTTCCGGGCCGTCATTAGGTGTCATTTCAAACTCACTTCAAATATTCTGCTGATATTACTTGTTCCTGTTGTGGTAAGCACAAACCGCTTCCCGGTTACGTTGATGGCCTTGGTAAACTTAATTTTCTTGTCAAATCCCAAAGGCACATTCACGCCATCAACCGTTAATGTCAATGTCTGGTTCGGGCTGCCACCATTGAATCCTGAACTCAAATAAACCTGCGTCCGTGTTACTGCCTGAGCATAATTCCATGTAAGCGTTGTAGCCCCTGCCGTGAGCCATCTGGTGGCCTCGTTGCCATCAACAGCTTTTGCCGTGTCTGCTCTTGTGTATCCGGGCTGATATGGCGTTCCGGCAATTCTAAAAGTGTTGGTTCCGGTTGGTGGTGGTGGAGGAGGTGGATTGGTTGAATAATCCGGTAGGTTTGAATAAAACAATGATTTGTGTAATACTGGTACAACGGCAGGATGCAGGGTATACTGCATTGTACTGTACAAATGGCAATAACTATTCAATCCACCCGACATTCTTTTTGTCGTGCTTCCGCAATTTACAGGCGTTGGTGAGCAGGTGATCTCGGCCGAATAGCAACTATCCAGACGGCCCAATGACACACCTGTTTGGGATTTCCATGCACAACAGTTTTGCGTATGTGAGATGCCTAAATTATGAAGCAATTCATGAGTGAAACAATACACCGAATAGGTGTAATTGAAGGCATCTCCCGGAATGGATTGACCAAACCCACACACAGAGTATTTGACGGTTGTCACATTCTCACGGCTGATGTAGGCAATACCGCCAAAGTTTTTGCCAGAGATAAACACATTGAATGTGTCCTGCTTCAACGGATTGGCGTTGGCCCAATTATACAACACACTCATTGCATCGGGATAGATGGCATACGGATCAGGCGTTGTCCATTTCTTAACCTTCACCAGATTGATTTTCGGCCCTGCTATACGCTCCAATATCTGAGATGATGAATTGCACAGCCTTTGCAGATTGGCATCGGCATTCGCACCCCATGCGGCTGTCAAAGAGTAGTCTAGTTCAATGTAGACGTTCATTACTTTTCTTGACTTATAAGTGGGGTCCCAGAAGTTGGGTTCAGCCTGACCTCTGGAAAGGTAGCGTGGATGATCCTCTTTCACTTCAACTTCATCATCGCCAAGATCGGGCGCAATGAATGTTGAATCGGTGGTGGCTGATGCCTTTTCAGGCGTTTGCTTTGTGCATCCTGTAAGATAGACAAGCGCAAGAATGATAAATAGCAATGTGTTTTTCATCTATCAAAGTTAGAATTTTCTTGAAAAACTTTTTCCAACTCTTTTTCTCGTACTGCCTTCATCAATAGATCACGCATTAACTGTGAACGGTTCAAATGGCCCAATGCCCTCAAATATCGGTCGAACTGGTCATCTGCAATCATAAAGCTTATTTTCTGGTTGGCAGAATAATCAACCATCTTTTTATTTTTCTTTTGGTAGACTTGCATAGCTTATTTCTTTGGTTTTTAGTCGTTTATGGTCTTTTAAAATCCAAAATAGTGAATCGTAAAATTCAGCATTTGCCTTGTGTTCCTGAATCTGGCTTTTGGTCTTTAATGTTTTGGCTTTGTCGTAGTGGTGATCCCGTTTCCTGATCACCGATTCAATCATCTGTTCAATCAACCGGATGTCCTTTGAATTGCCGTTACCGGTTTTGTTCTGGTTTATCATTTTTCAAGATGTCTTTAACCAGGGTTATGAAAATTGAAATGTCCATCTTAGTGACCGTTTGATCTTTGACCCGATTCTGCAACGCATTCACGAAAGGTTGAATCTGGATGCATTTATCTTTAGAAAGTGGTTGATGCATAGTCTGAGAATTTCATGATGTTAGAATCCCATTTTAACGCCAATAGTTTCGTTTCTCCGGCTCTGAATTTAGCGATTGAAAGTATGCAGAGGTTTTCGGTCTCGTATTCATCACCTTCAACCATTGTCGTTCTGGATTCTCTGAACTGCGGATAGTAACCAGGTCTCATCAAAAACCAGATTGAATCTGCATCCTGTTCAATTGCTCCAGACTCACGCAGGTCGGACAATTGCGGCATCTTATCCTGCCGGGCTTCAACGGCTCTCGATAACTGCGACAGGGCAATGATTGGAATTTGCAGATCCTTCGCTAAAATCTTAAGTCCTCTTGAAATCTCGCTGATCTCAGATTCCCGATTGCCTTTCTTGTTGTCGGATGACATAAGTTGCAGGTAATCCACACAGAGCAGTTTGATGCCGTGTTGCTTCTTCCAGATGTGCGCCCTCGTCCGTAATCGTCTCAATGTCATTCCGGCTTCGTCATTGATGTACAAGGGCCATTTGTCGATTCTCGATGCGGCATCATAAAGTCGTTGGCGGTCGTAATTATCGTATTTATCGTTTCGGATTTTATAGGCAAAGACATCTGACTCCATCGAGAGCAACCTTTGAACCAGTTGAACCTGACCCATTTCTAAACTAAACATTCCAACCGGAATGCCTCGCTTGCAGTAGGACTGAATTAGGCTCATCAGGAAGGCCGTCTTCCCTTGTCCGGGCCTTGCACCCATTACGATCAAGTCCGTGTCCACAAGTCCGCCTGTGGCCTTGTCAAGGGTATTCAATCCGGTTGACATACCTGCAAGTCCTGAGATGTTTTCAATCTCCCATTTTTCACGAATCTCACGAAGGGTTTCGGAGATGCTTTTTTCGTCTTTTATGACAACCTGGTTAATCAGGTTTTCCAATCCGGTTTGAACCTTTGCAACCCGTTCAAAAACATCATCCACATCATTGACTGATGAGGTCAGTAGTTGTTGTGCGAACGATCCGATTCCTCGTTTGACGTAGGCTTCCAACAGGTAGCGGATGTGAATGCTGAAATGGGCAGCTGATGAAACCTTGCCAGACAATTGAGCCAATGTCTTACCACCACCGATGGCCTTGTATGTTCCGGCCTTTTTAGCCCATTCTGCGATCGTCAAAATGTCGATGGGTAGGTTATCATCATACAAGGCTTTTAGAGCCTGATAAATCGTTTTGTGCTTGTCCTCTGTGAATACATCAGCAGAGTTCACAAGGGCAAAAAATTCAATCTGTGCATCCCGGTCAATTATGACTGATCCGAGGATGACTTGTTCAAGTTCTGGTTGTTTCATTTGTTAATAATTTTTAGAGGAAAAAGTTGGTGTTCCGATTGGTTGTGTTGTTCGATTGAATAAATCCTTTTGAATTGTTTCAGACCAAGAGGTAAATGCAAGTTTCCATTTTTTCATTTTGTTTTTACCTACTTTCCAACCATTGTTTTCATAGTGATTCCAGAACTTTTCGGCAAAGGTGTTGATTGCATTTTTGTTTGCAGTTGGGTATTTTTCAGAGAGGTAAATTGATATTTCATTTATAGTTGGTTTTGTAAATTGATTTTCTTTCGGACTCTCTTTCTTAATTTCAATTACTGTTTTATCTTCATTTACATTTTCATTTTCATCTTCAGAACGTAATACGTTCGTATTACCATCGTATAAATCTTTATTCCATCTTTTATTTACTGATTCTCTGGCCTTTATACCTTTTTCTTTACGTTTTTTCATCTCTTCATCTAACCTGACAGAGTAGCTTCCAGTATCATCATGTTCAAACTTTGAATAAACTACAGAACCATTAGTAATTGAATCGCATTGCGTTCGTAATACGTTCGTATCAATCCTTCCACCATGTTGATGTTGAGCGCAAAGAAGTCTAATGTAAAGACCTACTTGTTCATTTGTCATGAACATTGTACCAGTCAGAAAATCAGAACTATAAAATAAGAAAGCCGGATCTTTTGCCATAAAACAAAGAAGCCCGTCTTCAGGAGGTAGGAGTCTCCATCGGACAGGCTTTGTTGGTTTTAAACCAATATTTTCGAATCGGCTCCTACCCCGATTGCCTTTCGGCATTGCAAATATACTAAATATTCATTTCTCCAAAAACACTTCCAGATATTCTATTGGATAATAGTGGGCATCTTCTCCAATTTGTACCAGAAACCAGACATCATAATTCGGATCAATTACCACGTTCACAATCCGGCCTTCTTTGTCTTCGAAGTTACCTTTGGTAATCCTGCAAGGCTTATTCATATACGGCTTTGCAATGGCCGTTTTGATCAACGCTTTGGCTTCTGCATATTCCTGTTCAGCCTTTTGAATGGCCTTCAGTAAAGGTTGCAACGTGGATTTGATTTCTTCTTGTGTCATGGTTACGGTCTTAAAAATATCATTCCGAAAAGAGTCGTGAAGAACATGATCCAACCCACCCAGGTAAGTACCTTCGTGTACTTCTGATCGTTATGGAGTTCTTCGTGATCTTTCTTTAAAGTTTCAAATTCGTTTTGGTAAAATTCCAAATCACCTTTCATCAACATGATTTCAACATTCTGGTTCTTCACTTCCATTTTTGAAACAAGTTCACCACCCTCGGCAAATCGGCATCGCTCCAGAAGTTCCTCGTTGGATTGCTTCATAATCTTATGGGCTTCATTGGCCCATTTGTATTTGGTCTCAATGGCTTCAAGTTTTTTGGTTATTTCCTGATTTTCAGCGACCATTTGATCTTGAACGAAGAAGAATTTCTCTTCCCATGAATTTGATTTGTCTTTCCAATACTCGACCTGCTTCCGTCTGGATTCAGATTTCTTTTCCAACTTATCAATTTTTGTCAATAGGCTTTCTTTGGCCTTGCCTGTTCCGATGGTATCCATGTTTTTTTTGTTTTTGTTATTTTTTGCAAATGAATAATCTATTTTTTTCTGTTGCAAATAATCAGCTAAAATATTTATCAATTTCAAAAATCACCTGGTCGAGTGAGTAGCTGACCAGAACGTGCCAATTGTGGGCTATGAAGTGCCTTCGCATTTCATTCTGGTGATCTGTGCATTTATTTTTACCTACCTTCAATTCAATCGCAAACCCGTAGCAGTTTTTGCGAGGCTCTAAAATCAGGATGTCAGGGATTCCGGCCTTGACTCCCATAGCTTTGAGTTTAGCGGCTTCAGCTACGTTCCTATGCCCTCCGTTCGGGCAATGAAACCATAGCACACCTTTGGCATCCAGATACCGAGCAACGGCTTTCTGGAAATTATCCTCCGATCCGATGTAGGGTTGGAACTCCCCTAATTTATTGTATGGTATAATTGACATTGAGAAACCCGGCATTATTTCTTTCAATATTAAAAAAAGTTGCATAGTATTGCAACAGAAATTTTGAAAATGGGAAAGAAACGACAAGCGGAAAAAGTAGTTATGGCTCTAACGCCATCTGACTTTTCACGGCTTTATAATATACCGAAGTATGCAATCACAAGGCATACTGACAGATTTAAGTGGGCCGAAACAGTCGAAGGTTGTAAACCGAAAATACTTGACTGTGAGGAAAATGCACTTGCTGCTCTACACATCGAAGCGACAAGACACAAACGGTTTCGAAAATAGTAATGGTTATCAATTTGTTATTCATGTTGAAATTAGGTCGGATTTTCTGACCTATTTTTTTGTCCTTTTTACTTTTTTTTGTTGCAATTGAAATAATTGATTTATCTTTGTCGAAACTTTAAAAAACAAAAACAATGGCGATAACCGCAACCAATTCAGGAGGCTCATCTTATGAGCCAATTCCGGCCGGAACGTATCTGGCAAGATGTTACTCAATGGTCCAGATTGGGACTATTAAAGAAGAATTCCAAGGTTTGGAGAAACAGGTGAATAAAGTAAGGATCACTTGGGAACTTCCAACAGAGTTAAAGGTGTTCAATCCAGAGAAGGGTGAGCAACCACAAGCAATCTCAAAAGAGTTCACCCTAAGTATGCATGAGAAGAGCAGCCTACGGGCCTTCCTGACCTCGTGGAGAGGAAAGGGATTTACAGAGGATGAAGCCAAGGCATTTGATGTGACAAAGCTTCTTGGAGTTCCTTGTATGCTTAGTATCGTTCACGAACCAGGGAAGAAAGATCCGTCACGGATTTACGACAAAATTGCATCCGTTTCAACCGTGATGAAAGGTGTGATCATGCCTCCACAGATTAACCCATCGTTTGAGTTCACATTGGAGAATTTCGATCAGGCCAAGTTTGATTCCTTGCCGGATTTCTTGAAAGACAAGATTCGTCAAAGCAAAGAGTACAAGACCATGATCAGCCCAGAGATTCGGCACATGGAAGAGATTAAGAATAAAATTGAAAACTTTGGTCCGGCTGCGCAGGAAGAAGATGATATGCCATTTTAATAATTAAACAACCATGAACAACATCGAACTTATCAAATCCGGTCCTCACACAGGGGATCAGATTTTAGATTTCCAGAACGAAATACTGGATTCTGTGACAAACGGGTTTGAAGACCCGTTATTCCTGCTTGTAAAGCTTAAGGCAATGAGCAAGGCTCTGGATGGGGCAATAGACTCAATTCAAGAGTTCGCCTTGTCAGAAGCCCAGAAACACGGCAAGTCATTTGCGATCTATGGCGCAAAGGTTGAGGTGAAGGAGATGGGCAGTAAATGGTTTTTTGATAAAACGGGTGATCCAATCATTGCCCGAATTGCCGAGCAAAAAGACCAGATAGGCAAGGCTGAAAAAGATCGTCAAGCTTTTTTGAAAACTTTAAAAGAAAAAACCTCATTTTTGGATGAGGAATCAGGAGAGGTCTTTACGGTTTATCCTGCTCGCAAAGAATCAAAGACTGGAATTGCGATTTCAATAATTTGATAATTGGTTATTTTTTTGGTTGAAAAAAGTACGTGAAAAAAAAGAGGGGTTCTTAGCCCCTCTCTTTTTTTGTCCTAAAAATAAAAAGGGAGTCGTTTTGACTCCCTCTTTAGCCTATTTAGACCTATGAATAACCGCCTGAATATCCTTCAGAATACGATTTACCAGTAGGGTTTAGGCTTGTGTAAAAGCAGCTTCGAAAACACCATTCACACCAGTTAGGCGGTCAGTTGATTTGAACAACTCCATTGATGGAGTGTAGATTTCGAAGAATTGATCCAAGAATACTGCGTAGTTCTCAGAACACTCATCAGGAAGGATACGAACGTCAATGTTCACGTTTGGCAACTGTGGAATTGGCATTGTGAAACGCTTCATTACCCCGATGTCACCGAAGTTTCCAACATACTGAAGGAACGGAAGGTACAACATTGAACCCGGCATAAACACGATTGCAGCATCTTCAGATGCGAATTGATCTACTACGTTCTCATCTGTGAACAAACGCATTTCCTGACCGGCAGCACCCCGAACAGATGCGAAGTCAAATCCATTTGCACCTGGTCCGAAGTAGCGGCTATCCTGCTGAAAGATACGATCCATCGCACCATATCCAGAGATGATGTGAGGCAATCCGTTGAACTTGGTTGCACGAGCATCCTGACGGAAACTCATCAATCCACCTGCGTTAATGCTTCCTGCACCATTCACATACGTTGAACCGTTCTGAACAACATAAGATTTGGAAGCAGCACCACCAACCCAAGTTCCTTTTGCCGCATCAGCGTAAGCAAGGATTTTCTTGTTTACTGCCTGAATCATGGCATCCATTGACAATTGGAAGTCGCTGAACATCTCACGAATCACAGAAAGTTCAGTTGTGGCCGAACCCATTTCAGAGGCTTTCATAACGATCTGACGAGGGTCTTTTGATCCGGTCAAACGTACAAGTTCAGAGTAAGAAGAATCGTACTGACGAACAGTTGATTCGTTCAATAAGAACTTACCACCGACATAGTCAGTGATGGTTACAACTTCTTCTTCGTACAACAGTTCAGAACCAGGAGTACAATCCTTAGATGAAACAGTATCATCGGCAGTCTGGCGTTGCTTAGTCACAACACGTACTTGCTTTTGATGTCCAGTTCCGTCATCGTTCGCCAACCGGATGATCTTACCAGAGGCAAGGTTCTCAGCGGTGTTCAATGCTCCCAACGCTCCGGTGTTGATACCGACCGTTTCAGCATTGTTTATGAGGTTAGCCGTCAATGAGGTAAGCACCCCAAGGCTAATATTATTTAATGCAACAGACATTTTTTTTAAATGGAATTACCGAACTAACCCATATTAGGGATGTTCAGGTTCGCTAAAGCATTAGTCACCATTGGGTGCTGCTTCGGCTGAGTGCTACCGACTCCAGAAGGAGGGGTAAAGGGGGGAGTGGGTGAAGGATTCGGATTGCCACCTCCTGATTCCTTCATAAGTTTATGTTCCTGCAATATTACTGAATGCAGGTCATTAAATGCAAATTCTTTCCCAGATACGACCAAAGGCAATGTTTCATCTTTGGCGTTCACTAATCGGGCTGATAGCGTGTCAGCATCAAATACTAACTTAGCTTCAAGCTTGGAAAGTTGAGCAGACATAGCAGCGTTATACGTTGCCTCTCTGGCTATTTCAGGAATGGCATCATTCCATTGAACCGATGCCAGTTGATTTCGCATCCAGAGGTTTTGTTGCTTGGCCTTTTGGGTTTCCAGAATCTGGAACTTTTCAGATTCAAACTTTGCTTTCGCATCTTCTAAAGCTTTCTGAGCCTCGGACAATTTACGAACGTATTCATCCGATCCAGGCTTGTGCTTCTTCGCCTCGTCAATTCTGGAATTGTACTTATCCAGAATCTTACTCATTCTTTGCCCGGTAGATTTGGAAGCAGCTTTGATTTCTTCGATCTCGGTATCGTCAAATCCTGATGCCTTGAGTTGATCGAATACGGCTGATTCCATGCCGTTGAATGCCATTCCGGTGAAATGGTTTTTCAGGTCTAAATTAGATTTGGCCGTGTTGAAATCCATCAGGTTTGTGTTCACCTGGTTCACTACTGAATCCGGTAATTCTAACCCTTTCAATGTATCGGCAGCTGATCCGGCCAATGCCAGATCAAACTCCTGATTATCCTTTATTCCGGCTCTTGCCGCAATGCTCTTAATGAAATCGAGTGCAGTTGCCATATTAAATAAGAGGGTTGTTTTCGGTGGTTTCTGGCTCGATTGTTTCTTTATCGGCTTTCTTTAAAGCCTTCTCGCCTGCCTTCAGTTGTTTCAGAAGTTCAGGATTGGCAAGAACCTTCTGGATCAGTTCATCATCTGACAATGGGTTCGTGTCCTGCTTGGTTTGAACCATTGTCTTGCCTGATAATTGTGATTCGTACCCGATTGGATAGATACGCTTCCAGATTGCAGGTCTCTGGTTAACTGGTAAGGAAAGGAACTGTAATGCGGTGGTAGCATTTACTTCAATTTTGGCATCGACTTTCACAAGGCCCGTTTCAGGACTTATTTTAGTGCGGATTACCATTGCCCGTTCACCTCTTGCGATGGCTTGACGGATGTAAGCTAATTGATCTGACATATAAATTTTATTGAGTGTGCTTTATTAAAGATGGATTACACATGGTAATCTTAGCCTGGCAGATGACATGGTTGCCCTGAAACCCGAATGACTTGACCTTGTCCTGCAATCCAGTCAATTGCCAGTCAATGCCACCCGTCTGAACTTTGGTTTCATCAAAGAAGAACTTAGCCGCAGTCTGGTTGACCGAATACGCATGGGTTAACCACATACCACATCCACCATAAAGCAGAGGGAATGATTCATTCTTGACTGGCTTAAATTCGTTTTTGATTGATTTGTTGTTGCTGATGTAGCCAAAATTCACATAATCCCAATCCGGCATCTTTGCGAAGTTGGTAAAGACCTTTTCAGCAAATTGACCAAACCGGATATCGTCTTCCAGAATCAGACAGTTGTCAAGTCCCGATTCCATGAAGTCAGACCAGACCTGACGATGAGAAGCGAAGCATCCGATTTCCCCTTGGCTCATCAGTTGCTTTCTATTCTGCTTCTTAATGGAATTATCAACACTATGACCATACTTGCAACCGTTGTTGGCCGGAAAGATCATAGGCCCGTTTCCGTTAATATCAGTAACACCACCGACCCGGTCAAACTCTTTAAAAAGGTTTGTTCGTCTGTTGGTGGATTTGGTTAGACTGATGATATAGATTTTCTGGAAGGGCAAAACCATGTTTGCAAATTTACATTTGAATATTTGATTATTCAAATACGTTGCAATCGAGAAAGGTTAGCACCTTTCGCAGACAATCGTTTCTACGTTCGTGAAGTCAATGCTGAAAAAGTACGTTTCGAAGTTATGCTCTTCAGTCCCAAAATAGGTCTGAGCAATTGATTTTGCAGCGTTGTCCGTCCCGGTGTAATTTAATCCAGGTATTGAGTTGATGATTGCAGTCAGGTTGAATTCCGCATCAGCATTCTTTGAATTCCCAATCAGTTTGAACGTGACTTCTCTCGATAACTTATTCCGGTAGCCACCTTTGACCTGATCCTTTGGGCTTGATCCGGTTCGAACGATGAACAAGACCAGATCATAGTTGTCATTGACGGCACAAGGGACGGCCTGTTCAATACTGGCATAATTAGCACCTTCATTCTCTAAGATGACTTCGTGAGCTTCTCCATAGTTCAGGCAGTTGATACCGAATTTCAGGCTTATTTTATCGCAGAGTTTAGAAAGGTCGTTGGTAGCTGTTGTCATTTTGAAAGGAGTTTTTGAGCCTGCCGATTTATTACATCAAGACTGACTTGTAGTTCATATTTTGAAGGATCAAAGATAGTTCCGAATCGCCCTTCATTCCATTCTGCCTTCTTGAATTCATCCGGTCCAAGAAATCCAATGCCGTAACTATTCGGTCCGGTCGGCCCTGCCTTCAATGAGTTCATCATTGCACCCGATAAAGTCAGGTCAATGATGGCGGTCTGGAATCCTTTCTTGTTCCTGAATCGTCCATAAGCCCTTGAATAAGCACCGTATTTTTTTGATGACTTAGTCCGCATTTTCACATCTGCCGTGTTTTTACCGTCATTCTGAATCCTGCGTTTCATCTCTGGAACAACCACAATCACAGCCTGCCGCAAAACTTTATTGGCATCCGTAGCATTCTGGAAATTAGCCAGTTGTTGAGCCGCAAACGCTTGGAGAGAATTATATTTTGGCATTTCTTAAAATTATTTGTTGCAAATTTGAAAGTGATTCCATTATATTTGACGGACAAAACAAAATAAAACAAAAATGGAAACAAATTCATCTATTTATCACATCACGGCCATAACTCTTTTGGCAGAAGGGCCGAAGAGAACGTCTGTATCAGTAACTGGTTCATTGGCTGACATTGCCGAATTGGTCAAGTTGTGGGGCGGCAGATTACACCTCAGCATCAAAGAAACTAGTTCAATGCTCTCGGTTCAGGGGTCATTTAAGAATTGTGATTTTTGGGCACATCACCACACATCGGTTGAGGCAGGTCAACTGCAAAGGGATGCATTGAAAGATCAAATGCTAATATTGGCAGCAGGTACGAACATGACTATTTTAGATGATAAGTATCTAATCGTTTCAGATGCTTCCTAACCGAGAAACCCGTAACGAACTGAAAGAGTCCTATCTGGGACTCTTCAGTTGGTTGATGATCACCATCTGTGTGATTATATTCATGATTTACTTTATAGCCCCTCAAATCCTGCGTCACTATGGAATCACCAATTAATCAATATGGTGTTTACTACCCCAAAGGATTACTTCGAGGCGAAAAGGGCCGGATCATTAGCCCAGATAGTCAGGTTGTCGTTCTGTCGATTGATAATGAAGGAACGGCAAATGTTTGTCGATTTGGGGATTACAAGGATTCAATTTTTACACACATCAGTAATTTAAGCAAGTGGAAAATCAAATAACAGTATGCCTTACATCCTGCGGTCGGTGGGATTTGTTGGAAACAACCATCAAAAGTCTGGTTCAATTTTGGGATGGGCCAAAGCCCGAAAAGTTTTTGATTTACGAAGATCAAAATTTGACGGATCAACATAAGACCATCCTGCATGACCTTGTCAGCAAGTCTATAAACGGTCAATGGCCGTTTGAAATCTATACCGGAAAGGTCGGGCAGATTAAGGCAATTGACATTATGTATGAACAAGTCACAACTCCTTACATATTTCATTTGGAAGACGATTGGGAGTTCACACGAACCGGATTCATTCAGAAGTCACTTGCGATTTTGGAAGAAAAGCCAATGACCTGTCAGGTCTGGATTCGTCATCCAAATGACAGGAATCAACATCCGGCAATCGGGCAGGTAATCACTCTTGAATCTGGTATCAAATATCAATTAATGAAGACGGGGTTTAGAGGTGTATGGCATGGCTTCAGCTTCAATCCTGGTCTTCGCAGGTTGGCAGATTACCAGAAACTCTTTCCGAGAGCGATGTATGCTGACATCCATTGGTCGCCATCTAATCCTTGGCAAGCTGAACAATTAGTCGGCAAGCAATACTTCCGGCATGGATACAGGGCCGCAACACTATTGGAAGGCTATGTAGTGCATATTGGTGGAAATGGTAGACACGTTCACGGATGAGCCAATTAAACCTATTTACCGTTGACCCTAAACAGGTCAAATTCGAAAAGTATCACGCAAAGAATCCGGAAGTCTGGCAGCAGTTCAAAGATGCTACCTTTGCGTTGATTCGGGTCGGTAGGAATCATTTTAGTGCGGATGCCATCCTTCATTCAATCCGGTTCAATACTGTTATTAGGGGAGGAAAAGACTTCAAGATCAACAACAACTATTCATCCATGTATTCAAGGATGTTTACCGCTAATTTTCCACAACATAGAGATTTTTTTGAACAACGAATTTTGAAGAACAAATGAAAAAAATTAAAGTTTACTCCCGATCAAGGGAAGGTGATACTTGGGATAAAATGAAGACATTTATTCCTGATGAAATTGAATGTGCAAGGGTTTGGGGTTATGACTCATGGCGAGGGGCGTTGTACTACCTTCTGGACATTCTTAGTTCAGATGATGATTATATTGTGAATGTAGATATTGATTGCTTCATCTATGATTGGTCAATAGTGAATCAAATAGTTTCTCAACTCGATGAATCAACAATGGTATTTGCCGGAATGCCAGACAATTTCGAAAACTCACCTCATCGGTTTGGCAATTACAATCAGACTAATCCGTTTTTTAATGTTTTCAAAGTCAAAGAATGTCGGAGAATTGTTAATCAAATTTCTATGAATGAATTGAATTCATTTGAAAAAGAACCATTTGAAAAACTATTTGAAAAGTTATTTGAATATGGCAGGTTAGATTTAAAAGGTGAAACCCATTCAGATGGAATTTCAACTATTCTGGCAAACTCAATGATTCATACCTGGTATTCACGGGATGCTGAACATCAACCTAGAATTGAAACCCGATTTCAGGAATCGTTAGAATTATGGAAGAAAAACAAGGAATTATAGTCGTGCCATATCGAGACAGGCAGGCCCATCTATCTGCATTTCTGAAATCCCAAAACGGTAAACAAATCATTATTGTTGAGCAGGAAAATGGAAAGCCATTTAATCGTGGCAAACTGTTGAATATTGGATTTCATCAGTCAACTGAATACGATTATTTCATTTTTCATGATGTTGATATGATTCCGGTTTTAGCCGATTATAAACCGGATTTCAGTTGTCCGGTTCATATCGCTACAAAGGTTCAACAGTTCAATTATAAGATGCCTTATGCAGAGTATTTTGGAGGCGTGACTATATTGGCTCATGATCATTTTATTCAGGCAAATGGTTTCCCAAATGATTTTTGGGGATGGGGTGCAGAAGATGATGAGTTGAGGAGAAGAATTGAAACTGTGGGTTTAAAAATAAAAAGAAGGAATTGCAGATTCCTTTCTTTAAAACATCCTCATCAAAAAAACGATACTACTTATTTTCAAAATGTTGAAAAGTTCCACAATCCAATTAATGCAAATGATGGATTGAATACTTTGGAATATCAACTAATTTCAGACCGGACCATTAATTTGGTCCGGCATATTGTAGTTTCAATCTGATTTTATGGCCTCCTTCCAGTAGTCGCAATCATCGCCTGATCTTCGCAGTCAAAACACAAACCTTCAGCACCCAGGTTCAACTGTTCAGCCCAATTATCAATGGCATCTTTGAACTTCTCTTCAAACGTGACCAGAGAACGCTCTGTGCGCTCTGTGTTGGATTGAGTAAAGTAATTGACACGATTAGAGCCTAACTTGAAACGGAGCGTCTGTGCGGCCAGTAAATTGCCCCATGATTCCAGAAGGAACTCCCTTTGTCCGCAGATGAATGAATCCAATGAGCAGAGCAGTTCAGCATCCCAATAAATAGCTGATTGGCTGAAGTCATTGTTCCACAATTCACCCAAACCGTAGTTCAGAGGGGCGGTCACCGGGAAGATGTTGTAACCGGATGTGTTCAGCCAAGAATAGTAACGAGAGGCGCATTGAGCATCCATTCCTTGCCAGTTCCATGATCCATTGTCAATGAATTGACCTGTAAGCGTTGGCAGGTTGGTGCAATCCACCAACATGGCGATGTTGATCTTGTCGAATACCAACCCGAAGGTCTGACCAATGTTGATTGTGTTTGCCCCTGGTTGAACAGTCACGGTTGTTTCCCAAAGAACCGTACCATCCTGACATTGGAATATCTTGATTGGCACATTAGCAACGGCAACTGCACCGGAATTGTAGATGTAGGCTTTCTTGATTCTCAGTCCGGCATATTTTGATCCTGCGATTGATGTGAACACACCTTTGAAGATGGCTTCTTCAGGAACGGGATTGATTTGTTGCCATTGTTGAACGAATAGTCTTGATGTCTGAAATAGAACTTGATCCAGTCTAGCCCCTGCAAAGTCCTTCAAAGCCTTCTGAACACTTGTCTTCAGTTCAAGATATGCCGTTTGTTGGATGTCCTTCCAGACCTGTGAAAAGGTCACCTGATCGCTCGATGCAACCTTGTCAATCAGTTCAGTTGACATACCAGGATACTGATTAATGTACACACCAGATTCTGGTTCAGTGGTTGAGCAACCTCGTAAACCAACGAATCCATCCAAACAACTATTCATACTTTTATTTTTTTGTAAAAATAATCGATTGAATATTGTTTGAGTTAATTACTTTTGTTGCAAATAATAAGATGAAGCACTTAGGATTATTTGAAGGAATAGGCGGTTTCAGCCTTGCTGCCCGGTGGATGGGTTGGGAAACGCTTGCCTGGTGCGAGTGGAATGAGTTTGGTCAGAAAGTATTAAAGCATCACTTTCCAGAAGCAGAAGGCTTTGGAGATATTACAAAAACAGATTTTACAAAATATGAAAACACAATTGACATTCTTACAGGAGGATTCCCTTGTCAAGATGCATCCATTGCAAAACAAGATGGAAAAGGCCAGCAAGGACTTGAAGGAAATAGAACCGGATTATGGAGAGAAATGGTTAGAGCCATCGAAGAGGTCAAACCAAAATTTATTGTCGCAGAAAATGTTGAAAATATTCTCAGAACCAACAATGGAAGAGATTTTGCAACAATCCTCAGTGAATTGGCAAGAATGGGGTTCAATTGTGAATGGAGAGTGTGTAGAGCATCAGAGATCGGTGGATGCCATCACCGTGCCCGGTGCTTCATGGTTGCTTACTCCAACGGCTTCAGATGGTCTGAACGGATTAAGAGTAAATCTTTCTTCACCAATGTTATTCAAGAGATACAACAGAAGCGCAGGATCATTGCCGGAACAACTTCATCGATTGGGTTATCGTGGTCAATTGAACCCTCAGTTTCCTTTGTGGATGATGGGCTTTCCAACAGATTGGACTCTATTACCTTTTCTAAATGGCGAAACGAATCCATAAAGGCGGCAGGTAACGCCATAGTTCCTCAGGTTGCGTTTCAGATATTTAAATCAATTGCGGAATATGAATCACTTCAATCCGGTTGATCCCCTTTTCTCGGCCAAGGTATATTGTAGCTTCGTTATCGGGTGCAGTTGATGCCTGCAACCCCATCCACCGCAGTAGGCAAAAATGGTGCTTTTGGTGGTATTTTCTTTTCTCCCATCCCAATTCCCAAGGTTAGCCCAATTTTCGACCTCCGATTTCTTGAAATACCGTCCTGCTCTGGCTCTGCAAAATTGCCGGGAATCTTTAATCAATGTTCCGGCATAGAAGTAAAACTGTAAATTCAAATCAGCAGCGATGGTGTTGTCATACTCCCTTGAAAATGTCATAACACTGTCCGAGACCGTTTGTTTAATGTATCGGTTCAGGTATGCCTTTTCAGCATCCGTGCCTGTGATGAACTCTTTAAGGGTCTTCTGAAGCAAGGTGCGGTTAGTAGTTCCTGATGCATTGGCCTTCAAAACCTCTTGTATTGCATTTGCAAAGTTGTTCCTGATTCCTGAACCAAGAAGCATATCTTTTGTGATCTCGACATTGGCTTTTAGGATTTCCTGATACAACAATTCTTTCGCATTGAACCCGTCAATAAGTTCACTAAAGTAAAGGTCAGATAGTTTCTTGAGGTCTTTGAACCCATCCAGAACCCGACCAACCTCTTTTACATATTCGGGATTGGTGACAATGACATTGGTCAATTGTGTTTTCAGTCCGATGATGGCCCTGATGTTTGCGGCCCTTTTCTTCGGGTCTAAAGGCAGGTCATTGGTCAGTTCAATAACTTGATCGGACAATCCTTTGAATATATCAGGTAGTCGAGAGTTCATGCCCTCTTCCAGTTCAGCCTGAAGAGTCTGAATCCGTTTGATTATGTCAAGTTGCTTCTCGGTCATTCTTCAGGCATCAAAGTAACCAATCCGGCTTTGATCTCTTTCTGTTTCTCGATTGCCATTGCTTTGACATCGGCTCGTTGCTTTGGCCTTGCCTCATTAACCCAATCCATATTGGCCTCTATCAACTCCGTGACAAAAGCATTTAGGTAAGCAGATGTGATGTAGTCAAGTTCAGTACAACCCATTGAATCCTTCAGGATCAACTTTTCCTCGGTGGTCATGTAAGGCAATGGATCAATGGCCGTCTTGATTTTCAAAACCTTCAATTGATAGCTATTTTCACCGAATACCTTTTCCGTGTACTGAGCAGTAAGGCCCATTGTAATTATGGGGTCAAACTGGTTTCTGATGGCATCAGAAAGGTTGGTAGAAAGGACCGATGTAGTCAGCACATCATAGTCTGACGGGATTACAACCTTCGGCTTATTGGCTTCGATCTGATCCAATGTCAAGAGCCTTGACTCTATTTCCGTCCGGTAGCGTTGCAGGAATATAGCAAAGGAAATTTCTTCAATCAGATAACCAAGGTGAACGGCAACCTGAAAGAAGAAAGTGTTTAATTCCTTCCGGTCGTACTGCTTCGCAACTCCAGATTGAGCCGCAGGAACATTGGCTAACAGTTCGATTCCAATTGCCTGAAAACCTCGGTAAATGTCATCATCAATGTCCTTCTTTTGGGCTTCCAGTGCCGCAATGTCGAGCTGAATATATCCGGCAGGCGGACCAGTTGGATACTGGACATCTGGATTGGTTGCGTTCTTCTTTTGAAGGTTTATTTCGATGGTGGCGAATGGTGAACCCTCTGAACCCAGTCCGTTTCCGTTACAGCTTCCACAAGTTCTTTGTGTGTTATCCTTTCCTGATAACAAGCCTGATCCGTTACAGGTCTTGCATGGGCTGTTTTTATAACGCCAGAAGATCGGGTTCGAATGAAGGGCTTTATTGACCAACAAATCATCATTGGTAAACAAGGCATCATTCCATGCAGGAAGACAAGGAGTAAGGATTGAATCATAAACGATTTGGCCGTCTTCAATTTCACAGATTACCGACCCAACCGAATAGATTGGATATTGAAGGAATGCGTAAGGTGCGATGAATGTATCAAATACATCCTCGCTTCCGTTGTACGGCCTTATCTGACGAACCAGAACCAGACCTTCCATTGATACGGCAAGGAATTGGTCATACTTTCGCTTGACCTTGTCACCGTCCTTGTTTTCGTATTGATCTAACTTGAAAATGATTCCACCGTCAGCCTTGTAGACGATATGATCTTCTTCAAAGACTTGTGGGTATGGTTTCTCCCAGTTGATGAACATTTCATTGCCTGGTGTCGGGTCTTCAATCCATGATTCGAGATCAGGGCCGACAAATACCACCGAATTAGGATTCTCCAGGTACTTGGATAAGCCCAAAGAGAAAGTCCATGTTTCGATTGAGCCAAACTTTGGCAGATTCTCCAAACAGTATTTGGAAGGTAACCCTTTCGGGTTGCTCTCGCTTATCCCGATGTCGGCAAAGTCATTCTTGAAAAGGATTTTGAAATCATCGGCCTGTTGAATCTTTTGCAGGGTCGTGTACACCCGTCCGGTTGCGGTTCTTGTCTTGGGTTGCCATCGTTCCTTCCGGTAGATTTTCATCCAATCCTGCTCCCCGGGATGCTGCACACGAAGCAACTTCTTCGGGTAGTCCTCATCAAAGTGCGGCTCAAGTTCATCCGCAATCTCACGGATGTCATGGATGTACTCTGATTGCCCCTCTCTGATTTTATCCTTAGAGAGAAGTTTGATAATGCCCAAAAGAAGTTGCTCGTTCACGTTATTATGCAGTTACAGTTACTGATACATCAAGAGTTCCAAAGATACATCCGGCTTCGTTGGATGCAACTACGGTCAAGACATAATCCCCAACAACTTGCGGATCAATGTCAAGTGAACCAGTTGTTGCGTCAATCGTTGCACCCAAGGCCGCAATAACGGCAGCAGATGAACCGAGTGACCAAACAGTCGATGGAAGACTTTGTGAACCGAAATCGTAGTTCAGAGAGGCTGTATACGTTTCACTCTGAATAAAGCCGATTGGTGCAGCAATGGCATCAACTCCGCTTACCTCGTAGAACAGACCTTCAAGTAATTTATCCGTGTCGAAATCAGATGGAACAGGGTTTGAATCTGCTACCCATTTAATCATCGTTTCACCGTTGATGAACTGAGTCAGGTCATTCTGGATAACTGGATCACCGATGACGGTTACCTGCGTTCCAGAGGCATCCCAGTACAATTCTGGAGTGAAGTAGTACAGGTCATAGTTCTGTGATGAACGAAGGATTTTGTTGTACGAATCCACGTTGGCGATAACTTGAGCATCGATGAAGTTCAATGTGTGAGTTTTCGCCCCTGGTCGATTGATACGCAATCCAACACCCGGAAGTTCTGCCGTTTCTGGTTTCGGCTTATCACCTGCAATGTTCAGGAACATGATTGCATTCCCGTCAAGTGCTTGGTAGAAAATTGAATCCAGAAGAGTAGTAGCATCTGTCTTGTCGATGAGGCTCGCAACGGTCTTTTTCACCAATGCTGCCCCAATGATCCGACCTTTATAATCCACGTCACAACGGTAGTTCTTATAGCAACTAACCGGAGGACAATTGAGAGTAATATTCATTTGAATGTTTGAATTTTAACACCCTATGCAGGCGTTGTTGTTAGGCTGAAAGCCCTGAATCAGTGCGGAAAACTTCATTTGAGCAAGTTTTCTATAAGATGTTTTGTTTGAAAAGTCCTGAACGGTGGCAACGTCCAAATCTCCCGAAACAAATATGGATTTGTCTTCGAAAATCAGGATTGGGCATCTTGTGGCAGAAAATACCGCATTCCGTGTTTCTAAGTCCAAATAATCACTATGCAAATCTACGGTTAAATCAGAATAATTGGAAGGTCTTTGATAAGTGCCGTCTGAGTTCCGATAAATTGACTCTTCAATCTTTGGCTTCTGCCCTGCCCCGTTGATGGGTAGCCGTAACTGTTGCATCCAACCGGAGTAATACTCAAAGCCCTCAATAATGGCATCCTCAGACGATCCGAATTGCCACATTGAACTGAAGCAATCCTCATTGTTCAAGTAAAGTGTATTGGAGAACGCAAAGATTGATTGGTAAGGGTAGTTGTCATCGTATAGCCCGAACACATAGCAACCATCAGGTGCAGATGGGATTGTGACAGTACCTTGTAATTGATTAGGATAGCACCTACCATTACTTTCACCTGTTCCTCCATAAGGCAACCCAACAGTCACTACCAAAAAATCAACTGATTGAATACCCAGAGAAAGACCTGTTATAAATGTTACTGTAGTAGGAACATTTACACCCGGTCCAACAATATATGAACCAATGTAATCACCTTGCGTTGCAACATAATCAAATAGTGATGACCAGAAAGCTGGATTTGTTGCAAAATCCATTTCTGCAAATGGAACGGTAATTTCTATTGTCGAATCGCAAGTGTGAAATGTAAAAAGCACATCTAATTCTAATTCAAATATATCTGCTTTCATACCACCTGTATCAAAGGTCACCGAAACGGTATTAATCAATCCACAGTCTGGCAATTTAACTAATCCAATCTCACTCACAAAGTTCAGGTTCTCATCAAACAGACCGATTTGGCAAGAAGTTAATCCGGTCAGGTTGGCCTGTTCGGGAATGATGTTGAATTGATACGTGTCACCCGTTTTGATTGGCATCTGGAACGTGTCAAGGTCTTCCGGTTCACATCCGTTATCGAACTGGATTAAATCCATGTCTGACCAACCATTCGGGAATAATGCTCCGGCTAATGGCTCATAAGGAAGTGATGTTCCAAAGCCATAAGCAACAAGAAAATTATTTGTCGGTGTTGAATCATCAATCACGAACCTCTGAAAGTACCAGAAAGTGCCGTCAGTACGTGCGATTAAGATAAACGACCTTTCACCCGTAAATAGAGTTAAAACTCGTTCAGTACCCCCAGATGCATCCGTTGTATTGGTCACCGTGTAATCATCAGGCAAGTGTAACAGATTGATAGCATTAATCAGATCACTAGCCGTCAAAGTCTGGTCAGCAATGGTCAAAGAAATGATCCGTTCCATCAGAGACAGGATGTAATTCTGAGACGGAGTCAAAGCGGAAAAAGTCACGGATTTCACCGGGGCGAATGGGTTTGTTTGTGCCGGATACCGACCAACAAAGCCCGTGTCCAGATCAACCTCCCAATCCTTTCCTCTAGCAATTGAACTGGTTGCAATGCCCGTTGTCCGGTCGAATGAATAGGTAATCGGGAATATGGATGAACCGTTCTGATAATAGATTTCTAAGGCCCGTTTTACCAACAATTCTACATCTACAATCGGGTCATCGTAACTTGATGAGGCCGAAACTATACCCGAAAAAACAAAGGTTGAAGCTGTGATGTTACCATTATTCAAGTCTAATGTAATAGTCACCCTTTGGGTTGAATCAACTGCATACAGTTGGTCGTTTTGAACGTAAAAAATCAAGGTTTGAACGCCTGTAATAGTTGGATAGGGCTTTGGATAAACCAATCGTATATCACCGCCATTAGCAGGCGAATTTCTAACCTCGATTTTACTTTGAAAGTCTTTAATTGCTTGACCGATTGGGTCTCCGATAAAATCCCCATCGAGGTATTCGTTCAAAAACGCATTGAGTTTACCAGACTGAAAACTGTACCCTGGTTCAAATCCACCATTGACATTGGCCGGACTGAATCGGTAGAAAGGATGTGCGTTGCCCATTATGATATAGGGAATTTAGTGTACGTTCCGTAAACCCGAAGGGTGTGATCACCTTCTGTTGCATCCGAAAAAGCTGAGAGTGCTAAACCGCCTGAGTTATCGGCTGCTTTATAGGTCAAAAACAAGTTATGTGTATTTGGCACATTCACCGGAAAGGTTGTTATAATTGATACTCCTGAACCAATACTAACATCCATAGTCGCACTAAATGCTTTGACATTACTCTCAACCGTGCCAATAATTGACATATAACCCGTAAAGTCATATTGGGTCGTGCCGTCATCAATCATTAGAATAGTAGCTGCAATCAATTGCAGATAACTAACTCCGTCATCCTCTACTAATAGAATTGGGTTAGTAGCCATCCCTTGAATTGCAGCCGTGTCTGTGATGGTTACATCAAACTCATAACGAATTGCAAAGGAATCATTGACATCCTCGTTGTATGCCCTTTCTTCATCCGGTGTGATGTCACCAGTTTCGTTGTTGACAAACAGGGCGGCATTAGCCGCATTAAGTTCTTCTCTTGTTTTCTGTGCCATTAGATTTCGAATGTTAAGATTGATTCAAGGGCTTCAATTTGACGGGCAGATAATTTGATGTCTTCTGTTTCAAGCGAAAGAACTTTCAAATCCAAATCCTCCATTTCACCCGACTCATCCCATCTTTTGAACACTATTGAATCTGCAATTGTGTGGTATTGTTTTAACTCGCCTTCAGCATACACTTCCTTTTTTGGCAGTATCGTTTCAAATTCAGCATTCAATTCTTCCGTGTACTTTTCACCAATTGATTTCAATCGGTCGAGATTTCGTTTGATGCGGTATGCGGTTGTAAATGAGAGTTCTTTATTGGTTAAATCACTCAGGGCAAAGTACAATTGAGCCGCCTTGCTTATTTTGATTGTCATGCTGATTTTTTGCTTTAATGGTGGAAAGATACGAACATGAACCCAAATTAGACAAATACATAGCTGAAATCCCGTTCTTTGCAAAATGAAACGCATTCTTATTTTACTAGCCTTCCTCATTACAGGATCTGCACAGGCACAACGTGTATTGGTGGTCGGGACATCTATTGATTACGGTTTAAAAGCCACACATCTTGATTCTGGATGGGTTCCACGGGTTAAGGCCGCACTTGGATGGCAGGTTGTAAACAAGGCAGTACCGAACGCCACTTATCTGGATAGCACCAACTATAGACTAATCCCACAATTGCGGAGTCAGAAAGGTCAGCACTTCGACATTGTTATTCTTGGAGGCCCAACCAATGATGCACAGTTGCCCTACGGAGGTGGCAAAAAAGTCCCAAGGGCTTATCAACGTGTAATTGATTCAGTGAAGCTATGGTGGCCCGATGCACTAATTATCCATAATACACCCATTGCATCAAGGCATCCCCTTATTCCTCAAAAGAGTTTGGATACTTTAATCACTCCTATGGTTGTGGCTCAAGAAGGATTAATCTGCAATTTTGCTCAACTTCCATCCATCATTCTTAGCCCAGACCGGATTCATCCAGATGATTGGGGATATGCAAGGATGGCCTCTTCATTTGTGGCTTGGTGGAGAGGCAAGAGAGACGTTGTGATAAAAGAAAAGAGCCTCATTGACCAGACTCCTATTGTTGAATTACGTGTTGGTAATCGGATGATTAGGAAACAAGTTTATTAGGATGTTAAACTTGCCGTGCAAGAGTTGTATTGAAGGCTTGAACTAAAATGGATAAATTTCTTGCCTGATCTGGATTTAAGCCAGTTCCAATAGTTGCAAATCTAAATGCCTGAGTTGATGGATAGGCTGCTCCGGATGTGGTAATTCCAATCGCCACCTGATTTGTTGGTAAAATATTAGATGTAGCAGTTGTGGTATTTGATCCAATCAATACGCTATTGATAAATAACATAATGTTATTTGAAGCGGTTCTTGATCCAATGACAAATCCCGTATTGGTACTTCTGGTCGTGAAGACATTATATTGAACCGATGCGGACGATATATTTTGGATTCCAAAAACACCTACACCATTACCTGTAAGTAGTCCAAGTTTAGTCGGTGAAGAAAACGCACCAATTGGTGTGATAATGCTTGATGCTTGTGTAGTGCCTACATAAATGCTTTGATGAAAATCAAAAGCAGATGCATTTACAGATGGAGTGTATCCGGTAGTGCCATAGCTTAACGCATCTGCTACTGTCTTCTGTAATCCGTTAGCGGTTGATGTTGTGAATCCCGTTCCGGTAAATGTTATATTAAATGTGGAAGTGTCTTTTAGATTCCATTTTTGAGCATTGAGTGAACTGCCAATAAATGGATAAATCACTTGCATTCTGCTCCACAAGTCCATGTTCACAAGTCCCCACACCAAATTATTAATGGCATTAATTTCAGTCCTGGTCATTTGATATCCGATGCTTGCTTGAGCATCGATATAAGCAAAGACATTTGGATGTAAAATTTGAGGGAATAAAACCGTTCCGACATCTCCAACAACTACAGTTCCGGTCGGTCCTCCAAGTGCTGTTAGTGGCATATTAGTTTAGATAGGTAGCGGTAACAATTGAAGCAGTAATAGAATTGGCAGCGTTTGCGGTCACCCAATCGGCTTGCAAGTCAATGGCAAGTGTTCCAGTGGTATTGATTGATGCAGAGGTACTGCTTACCTGAAAATAGTTTTGTAAATCACTTCCGGTATGATTTAGTCTACCGATTCCCAAAAATTGAAGTGTTCCAGATGCTCCAGTTGTTCTGCAAGTTAATGTAAACTCTGCATCATAATATACTGTTGTCAAACCTCCATTGTGGGAAAAGGTTATTGTTCCAACTGCTACACCACCGATGGTCAATTTTAAAGCACAATCTTGACTCCCTGAGTCTTGATTATAAGTTCCTGATACAAATATTTTAATCGTCTTACCTACTGCAAAAAAACTGGAAGGTAATGTGGAGCTTCCAATTAATGTTCCAAGTAGTGTTGTAGAGGTTGCTGTATTGGCTACCGTTATTGTATTGGTCTGAGTAAATATGCCCAATGCCGTCAAGTCACCTGACTTGGTAAGATTTCCAGATGTATCGGCAATAAGTACCCCAGAGGCTGAACCTGTGGCAAAGTCAGAGTTCCTTGCCGTTGTCAATACATTGGTTGCTCCCGTGCCTTTGTAAAGCACCAGATTTGGAACAGAGGAAACATTCTGATATGTCAGCATCCCATCAGTTGTTCCGGTGAATGCCGCAGAGGATGGTGTTAGTGTAAAGTGTGGAACAGATGCCGTTCCTGCTCCTAATGCCAATCTTGCAGAAATGGTTGTGCCAAATCCAATACCCAATCGGTTGTTGGTATCGTCAAAAAAGAAATTGGAGTTGTCTTGTGCCAACACCCCACTAAGCCCTGCAAATAAAACACTTCCTGCTGTGGCACTTGTGATTGAACCACCGATTGCCATAGTAGCTACTCCTGCTGATGCCCACGAAGGAATGCCTGCCGATAAAGTTAATACATGGCCGTTTGTTCCTGCCGCAAGCCTTGTGAATAAACCACCTGAATTTCGGTAGTATATGTCACCTGTTGCATCCGATCCGACATTGATTACAAGAGAAGTTAGTGTCTTATTGGTTAAGGTTTGTGATCCTGATATCGTTACCACTTCAACGCCATTCGACTGAAGAACTCCCGTTCCTTTTGGTACAAGGTTTATATTGATGTTTGATGACGATCCGGTTGCCGTCATTGCAATCGTTCCTGTACCTCCTGCAAATCCCCAGTAATCGGCAGAGGCAGCACCAATATTTGTTGCACCATTCAAGGAAGCACCTGTTCCTGCGGCAGAACCGAATGAGGCAACTTCAGTACCTGAATTATTAAGAATTGAAATGCCACCGCTTCCACTAGCTTTAAGGTCTGTTCCAATTAATGCACCTGCGGCAAATGTTACGGCAGTCCCGTTTGTAGTAGCCCCAGAAATGCCACCAAAAGCCCCTGCGTTATTGTATTGTAGCTGAGTTGATGATCCTCCTGGTGATCCGCTTGCAGTA